ATATGAAACAGCAAGCCGCCATGTTTGCTCTTGAAGGATTAGAAAATTATGATCACAAACGCCCACTAGAAAACTTTTTGTGGACCCACGTAAGAAATCGTTTATTTAATTTTAAAAGAGACAACTACTATCGCCCTGATAATGTTTGTGTAGGTTGTCCATTTTTTGATCCTGATTATAAAAAAAGTTCCAATCAGTGTGCTAAATATACCAATAAGGACAATTGCTCCATTTATTCCCAATGGATAGAACGAAACAACACCAAAAAAAATCTAATGAAGCCTGTTGATATAGAAACCTCAGAACATCAATCAGAAAATAATTTATTAGACAATATATCTAATAACGAAATATTAAAAATTATTGAGGATAATATTCATACAAAATATAGAGAAACTTATTTAAAGGTTAAGGGCGGCATAAAAGTAACTAAAAACGAGTTGGTTCAACTGCAAAAACATATCCAATCAATTTTAAAAGATCATAATTATGAGTAAAAAACGTGGACAATTAAGTTTAGATGAAGAAAAATTTATACGAGATAATGTTAAATCATTAACTATAGATACTATTGCCGATCAACTAAATCGTAATACCGCCCCCATTAAAAGATATATCATCGAGAATAGATTATTAGAAGACGATACCATTGTTAACGATGAAGAATATTTAAAGAATAAATTACATAGTAAAACTTTCTGGAGTGAAATAGTTAAACAGTTTGATAATGATAGTGGCGAATTAGAATACTTTGAAAACATTTGGATTAATCTACTAAGACAGTTTAGAGAAGATGTTTTACCAGCAGAAGAACTACAAATTAAACAATTTATTACAATAGATATTTTAATTAATCGTTCTATGAAAGAACGCAAGCGTCATATTGCAGAAACAGAAAAATTACAGCGTCTAGTAGATGCCGAATATGAAAAACCAGAAGATCAAAGAGATATTCCCAAATTGGCTAATTTAGAAACACAGCTTAGTTTTGCTCGTAATAGTATTGCTAATTATACAAATGAATATACCAAATTATTAGGTGAACAACAAAAAATTAGTAAAGATCTCAAAGCTACCAGAGAGCAACGTATTAAAAGAATCGAAGATGGCAAAAGCAGTTGGTTAGGCCTTATACGTATGCTTGAAGATGAAGAAATAAGAGAGAGAGAAGGACGAGAGATGGAAATTATCAGTATGGCTACTCAAAAAGCCATTAAAGATCTTCAACAATATCATTCGTATGCTGATAAGACACTAGATAAACCATTTTTAACTCCTGAAAGTGTATCTGATGAAACGTAATTTTAAAGATCCAAAATATATACAATGGAGAACTAGTGTTTATGAAAGAGATCATTTTAAGTGCCAATGGCCAAACTGTAATCTAAAATATAAACTAAATGCTCACCATATAAAAAATTGGGCTGATTTTCCAGGACTACGATTTGTAGTAGATAATGGCGTAACATTGTGTAGATATCATCATGATGCGATTAAGGGTCAAGAAGAAGTATTTGCTCCCACTTTTATGAGAATTGTAGCGAGTAAAAAATGAGTGATAATTTTACTATTATAGTTGACACCAGAGAACAGCATCCGTGGGAATTTCCCTATCATGCTAAAGCTAATAAAAAATTAGATACTGGAGATTATAGTATAGAAGGACTAGAGGATCTACTTTGCATAGAGAGAAAAAATGGAATAGCAGAACTTGCTAATAATATGACAGAAAAAAGATTTAAGGACGTTATAGAACGTATGAGCAAATATAAACACGCATATATTCTTATCGAATGCAATTATGATCAGATGATGAACTATCCTGTTGGTTCGGATATTCCACAGAAACTATGGAAACATATCAAAATCTCTCCAGCATTTATTATGAAATTTGTTACAGAATTATCGATATATCATAATATACATGTCATATTTTGCGGATCTCCTCATTGGGCAGAAAAAACAGCACTATCCATTATGAAAAGAGTTTACGATAAGTATGTCCCAAATCAAGAATAAACATATGTTCGAAGATGCGTGGTTGAATCTTGGAGATCTATCAAAAATAGAGATCTCAGATAATCACATGATTCGTAGACAAAAAATTGATATAGAAAATCCTGATTTACATTTAATTAAGTTGATGCGCGATCCTAAATATTTCGGTATGACTTGTAAATTATTATTTGATATAGAACTTCATCCTATTCAAATTGCTATATTGCAAGAGTTTTGGATACGTCCGTTTCCAATGTATATTGCTAGTCGTGGCTGGGGTAAGTCGTTTCTTCTAGCGTTATATGCTGTATTAAGATGCATATTTAATCCAGGAACTAAAATTGTTATCGTAGGTGCGGCTTTTAGACAAAGTAAAATTATCTTTGAATATATGGAAACTATTTGGCGTAATAGTTCAATTTTAAGAAGTATTTTTAATGGTAATGATGATGGTCCAAGACGAGATGTAGACAGATGTACCATTAGATTAGGTGAAAGTTGGGCGGTGGCTATTCCTATGGGTGATGGTAGCAAAATCAGAGGTTTGCGCGCCCATATTATTATTGCTGACGAATTTGCATCTATTAGTCCTGATATTTACGAAACAGTAGTATCAGGGTTCGCAGCAGTTAGCGCTAGTCCAATTCAAAACGTTAAAGAACAAGCTAAGAAAAAAGCCATGAAAGAAGCTGGCATATGGAATGAAGAACTTGAAAGCCTAGAAACTAAAATGGGTAATCAAGCAATTATTAGCGGAACAGCTGATTATGCTTTCAAACATTTTGCTAGTTATTGGAGAAGATATAAATCTATTATTGAAAGCCAAGGAGATCAGAGGAAATTAGAAGAAATATTTAATGGGGAAGTTCCTGATAATTTTAATTGGAAAGACTATAGTATTATTAGAATTCCATACGAATTAATTCCTGTTGGTTTTATGGATGATAAACAGGTGGCTCGTGCTAAAGCTACTATCCATAGCGGTATATATAACATGGAATATGCCGCATGTTTTACAGCAGATAGTGATGGGTTCTTTAAAAGAAGCTTGATAGAAAGTTGTGTTACAGGAGACAATAAAGAAATTATACTACCAAACAGTAATAAGGTAGTTTTTGATACTCGAATCAAGGGTGATCCATCCAAACAATATATTTACGGTATCGATCCTGCTAGCGAACAAGATAATTTTAGTATAGTTATTTTAGAATTACATCCAGATCATAATAGAATTGTATATTGTTGGACTACTAATAGAAGTAATTTTAAAGAAAGACAAAAGACAGGACTAGTAGAAGATCATGATTTTTATGGTTTTTGTGCTAGAAAAATTCGTAGTTTAATGGAAACATTTACTCCTCTAAAAATAGGTATGGATGCTCAGGGTGGAGGTGTGGCTATTGAAGAAGCATTACATGATCCAGATAAATTAAAATCTGGAGAGAAATTAATTTGGCCTATCATAAATTATGATAAAGCTAAAGATACAGACGCTCAACCAGGATTGCACATACTAGAGTTGGTGCAATTTGCCAAAGCAGATTGGACAGCACAAGCCAATCATGGATTAAGAAAAGATCTAGAAGACAAGGCTATATTATTTCCAAGATTCGATAATTTAACTTTAGGCTTGGCCATAGAAGAAGAAGGTAGAAAAATTATAGATGCTGATCTAAATCCAATATATGATACTTTGAGCGAATGCATATTAGAAATAGAAGAACTTAAAAATGAACTTACAACTATAGTAATGCGTCATACTAGTAGCGGATTTGGAGGACGAGACAGATGGGATACTCCAGAAGTTAAAAGTGCTAGTGGTAAAAAGGGCCGATTAAGAAAAGACCGTTATAGTGCTTTAATAATTGCAAATATGTTAGCAAGACAAATCAATCGCACATTAGCCTCTCCAGACTACAATATTATTGGTGGCAATCTCAAACAGATGCCAACATCCAATAAAAAAGATAACGAGATGTACAAAGGTCCAGAATGGTTTACATCTTCAGCCAATGCTGACATATATGGTGGCATTTATAGGAATTAATGGTGTAATATAATTACAATACAATTACAATATAAATAGAGTTATTATGGCTAAAAATTATCCAAAAAGTGAAGCTATCGAAAACGAGTTACTATCAAACGAAGAAGCCTATGTTACTTGGGGTGAAGATTTACAAAGCAAAAAAGACGCCCTACAAGTATCATCACAATCATTAGCCGAATATAATGGTATTGGTAAATCTACAGCTCGTCGAACCAGATTAGACTTTTCTGGTCTTGATTCTAATGTTGATGGTAGACCAGGACTCACAAAGTCTGACTACTATTCATTCCGTCCAGAAGAAGCTGTTCCTAACAAAGTTAAAAATATTATTCGTAGAGCAGATGAAATTTATCAAAGAGTAGGACTAGTAAAGAATGTTATTGACTTGATGGGTGATTTTGCTTCTCAGGGCATCAGAGTTGTTCACCCAAATAAAAGAATAGAACGTTTTTATAAGGCATGGTTTAAGAAAGTTAATGGTAGAGATCGCAGTGAAAGATTTCTAAATAATTTATATCGTACAGCAAATATAGTAGTTAGTAAACAAACAGCTAAAATTAGTACAAAAACTATTGATAGAATGTATAGAGCTACGGCTACGGCAGATATTATCAATCCAGAATATGATGATGTTGATATTGATAAAAAAGAAATTCCTTGGAAGTATACATTTATAGATCCTGTATATGTCGATGTTCTTGGTGGATCTTTATCATCATTTGCTCAGAAAAAAATATATGGAGTTACATTACCGTCTTCGCTTAGACGTACTATTAACGCTCCTAAGAATGATGCGGAAAAAAATATTGTAAATCAGTTACCTCAAGATATTTTGGAAGCAGCGAAAACAAAAAAGCCATACGTATTAAATCCCGACAAGGTTTTAGTTTTTCATTATAAAAAAGATGATTGGCAAGTATGGGCATACCCGATGATATACGCTATCATGGATGATATAACAATCTTAGAAAAACTAAAATTAGCTGATATGTGTGCTCTTGATGGAGCTGTTTCTAATATCAGAATTTTCAAATTGGGTAGTCTTGAGCACAAGATCGCCCCAACCAAAGCAGCAGCAGCCAAACTGTCAGCAATTTTGGGCAATAACGTTGGAGGCGGAACTATGGATCTCGTTTGGGGTCCAGATATCGAACTTATTGAAAGCAATACTAATGTTCATAACTTTTTAGGTGAAGGAAAATATACTCCTCATCTTAATAGCGTATATGCTGGACTTGGAATTCCACCAACATTAACAGGAACGTTCGGAGCATCCGGAACAACCAATAACTTTATAAGTCTAAAAACACTCACTCAACGACTGCAATATGGGCGTGATGTACTAGTTAATTTTTGGGAAAAAGAATTAGAGTTGGTACAAAAGGCTATGGGATTTAAATATCCAGCAAAAATTGAATTCGACAGAATGGATCTTAGCAATGAAGATGCTGAAAAAGCACTCCTAGTACAACTTGCAGATAGAAACTTAATTAGCGATGAACTGATCCAAATGAAATTCGGCATTGATCCGAATATGGAAAAATATCGCCTTAATAGAGAAAATAGAGATAGAGATGCTGAACGTATGGTACCTAAAGCTGGTCCTTATTATGATGCTAATTTTGAAAATAATCTTAAGAAGATTGCTTTACAGCTTGGAATCGTAACACCAAGTCAAGTAGGATTAGAATTAGATCCTAAAAAACGAGGAGAAATTACTGGACTAGAAATGAAAGCTAAGTTTCCGACGGCTCCAAAAATTGGTGGAAATCCTGGATCTAGTTCTCCCATTGGAATATCCGGAGAAGGTCGCCCAAAAAATAGTAAAGATTCACAACAAAGAAAAGAAAGAGATTTCGCCCCAAGAACAGGAGCGTCTTTAGCCATATGGGCAAATGAAGCTCAAGACAAGATCAGCGAAATTGTCAATCCTATGTTATTAGAATTTTATAATAAAGATAACCTTAGAAAACTATCTGCTAAAGAAAGTAAAGAACTAGATGATTTTAAAACTAAAATTTTATTAGGACTAGAAATTAATAGTTCTATTAATGAGATTAATATAAATAAGGCTATAAGTCAAATTAATCATACAGATATTATCTCCAAATTTAATAGTTTAAATTACTGGATCAAACAAATTAGTAACGAATTAAATCGCACAATTACTAGTGAAGAAAATAAATTAATTAAGTCATCATTTTATTCAGCGGTGTATAGTTAGTATTATACTGGAGTTATAAAATGCAAATATTTCAACAAGAATACGATGATGGTATAGCTGAAAAAATTCAGACATCCGCCAGCATATCATACGCATCTGCAATAGAACCATGCAGTAAAGAGCTAAAATCTAAAACTTTTAAGGCTTTAGCTTCTGTCAACGACAGTGATTTATATTACACTCAGTCTATTTTAGTAAGTAGCAATTGGAATAAAAATGACGATATTTTCGATAAAAATGAAGTATGGGCCGCTCGCCA